TTTGTTGGGACGGGGCTTGAGGACAGTTTTGAGCATGTCCGCTCGCATCCGTTTGTCGTTGTTGCGCTGTTGGGCTTGTAGCCGCAGTTGCTCCTTTTGTGCTTCTGCCGCCAGTCGCTCCCGCTCAAGGCGGATCTTTTCTTGGGCGATGGCGAAGTCTCTCTGGCTGTCGGCCTCCTTCCTTTGGAGTTCCTGAGCCTTGAGTTGGAGTTCTGCCTGCTGCATCTGGAGTTGCGGGTTCTGGGCCATCTCCTGAGCCTGAGCCTGCTGGGCCTGCTGTTGGTTGCTCTGCAACAACTGTTGGGCAGCCTGAGCCACAAGGCGGGAGATCTGAACTTCGGTTTGCTCGTCCAGTTCAGCATCCGGGGCGGTCATTTGCACCCCGAGTTGCTGTTCAATCTGGTTGCGATACTCAAACGCCATGTGTTCGGCAATATGAGCCATGACTGCCGACATCATCTGCTGGCCCATCGGGGACTGTCCGATCATTTGCATGATCATCGGGTCTTGGATCAGAGACATGTGGGTCGCAATATGAGCCTTGTGATCCTGATAAATGAAGGCTTTTGTGGGCTTGCCCGTCAGGAACGACATGTTTTCCGACACCGGATCTCGGGGTTTCTGCTCCATTTCTGTAGGAATCAGAGCATCGGCGTTCTTGATTCCAAGAACTTGGAGCATCTGCCTGTGGAGTTGAGGCAGGTCGTAGAGTTGCGGTGCGCCCTGTGCCAGTTGGAGGGCAGCCTGATACTGCATGATCCGCTGCGCCATCGTGGCGGCGTTGGGATCAGAGACCGGGATCACCTCGACAAGGTCGTAGTCGGACTGCTTTGCCGCCCGGTCTCCTCCTACGGGGATGTAGGAATAATCCGGCGGCATGTAGTCCCTGATGATCTGCTTGAGGAGTTTAAACTCCATCTTCAGGCTTGCGTGTACACGCGCCTGCACGGCAGACATCGTCTTGAGTTGCCTCTCCAGAATCGCCAGAGTCGTTCCGACCGGGGCCTGAGAGGACATGTCGGACAACTTCAGATCACCAATGGCGGCAAGCCTTCTGCCCTCTTCTGTGATCCTCTCAAGAAGCGCAGCCAGAACCTGACTCGGCTCCTTGTATGGAAGCGGCATGATGTTGTCACGCAGCGCCCCGGAGGGGATGTCTACATCACGGAACTCGCCGGGGGCGATGGGGGTATCGTCACCCTTGACCCGAAGTCCCCGGGTTTTAAGCCCGCCGGGTAGGTTGCTGAGTGTCCCTGCGTCAACAAGTTGTCGAATGATCGCAGTACCAGCACGAGCGTAACCGCCAATAATATGAATGAAACCAAGACCATAAGCACCAAAACCCGGGATATAAGTGTATTGGACGAAGTGCTGTCGCTTGAGTTTTCGAGGGTCGGATTCATCCCAATTCCGTCGTATAGATAGAACCGTTGATGTACCTCGTTCAATTGTGATGACGTACGGGAGTCCAATTCCTGTTTCTTCGCCGTCGTCATTTTTGTCTTCATAGCCCTTGAGATCCCAATCAACGTGGATTTCCAAGACCTGATAGCGGTCGTCGTCCGTCAGGGTGTAGCCCTGCTCCTGTGCCTTTTTCTTTTCAATGTCGGTAAAGATTCTTACCGGCTCTCCCAGTTCTGCCTCTTTGTAGAACCCTGCCGCCATCAATTTCTTGAGGTCGTTCTCGGTCTTACGCATCACATGGGTGGCGCGTTCTGCCGTGTAAACGTTGGAGGCTCCGTAGGGAATGATCAGATCTTCGGCCTGAATGTAGGCGGCGACCTGCCGTCCGACCGTGGGGTCGTAGTACACCTTCTTGAATGCCGAGCCGGCCAGTCCCAGAGAGTAGAGCATCCGCTCGTGTTCCGGCCTGTACTCCACCATCTCATCGGTCAGGCGGTAGTTCATATCATCACGAACCCGGTCTGCCGATTCCTGATTCTGTTGGGTGACCTCCCCGATGATCTGGGTCTTGACCGGGCCTTGGGCGGGGAAGGTTTCGGTGATCATCTCTGACTGGAACCGGATTGCCGCCTCGGTCAGGATCGGGGAATAGACCCCGCAGGCTCCCATCCAAGGCTCTGCCCTCTCTTCATACTTCATGCCAAGGACTTCAAGACCCTTGACATACATGTCTGCCCAGTCTTTTCTGGAATTGATGTCCGCATCAATCAGGGCGGTCAGTTCGCTTGCCAGACTCTGGAGTTCTCCGTCGTCCATGTACTCGGCAAGGTTTGCATCAAAATCCTCTGCGGTTTCAGGCTCCTTTTCGAGGGAGATCTCAAGCCCGCCAACGCCAATCTTTACCGCCTCTGGATCCACAATCTCAATTTCAAACGCCGGCTCATCCCCCATTTCATCTGGGTTCAGGGGCGTCATTGCGGAATCAAAGTTTGTTGCCATGATGATCCTTAAATCAATTTGACTCGACCGCCTTCGCGGTAGCCTTTGGGCATCTGTGCCGAAGGAAGAAAGATGTCTTCATCCTTTAAACCAAGATCTCTGGCAGATTCAACGATCTGCAAGTACTTGTGTGCGCCAATGTCTTGAGGGCGGGCAGTCATAAGTTCTCTCAAAACGGGCAGATACTTGGGGTTGTCTTTCCAAGTTCTTGTGCCGATATTCCCGCCAATTGCGTCGTTGTAGCCGGAGACGATTGAAAACCCGCTGTCGGGGTTTGGGTCAAACGAGCCGTCATCAAGCCCCCTGTGCGTGGCTCGCACTGCGCCAATCTTCAAAAGCGCATCAAAGTTCAATGGACGAAAGTCCACCTTCAGTTTTGTGTTGTCGCTGGTCAACGCTTTGTACTTTTCAAAGTCTTTGATTGGCATGACTGACCTCAGTAATACGCAACCCGCCGGGGTTGCACGGGGTAATCCTTCTCATCGGAATCAATTGAAATGAATCCGCCTTGTCGAAATCTCATCAGGGCCTGAGAGGAGGAGTCCACAAGGTCGTCGTGATCCCCGTTGGGAAAAGACGCCATTTCTTCCACAACTTCCTCCGCCCATCTCCTGTCAGGACGCCATACTACCCCGGAAGCAAACAAATCTGAAATGGAATTAACACGGGCAATCTTGTCCTGCCCCTTGTATGGGGTGTATTCGGACAGCGGAATCCCGGCCTTTCTCAATTCATAGATCAAAGGAGCGCCTGCCGCCCGCTTTTCAATGATCAGGGTGTCCGGGTTCCACTCCTTCCACATCTCCATTGCCTTTTGTTTCAGGTCTGGGAACTCCATCCTGTCCTTGAAGGCGTCCAAAAGGATGATGTTGGGCTTTGTTTCCCCATTTCTGTCTGCCTGATAGAACACACCCCACGTCGTGCAGGCCGAATAGTCCGCCCGGTTGTGCTTTTCAAAGGCGGTGTCCCAACTTTGTATCACATATTCACACGAGGGAGGGTCTTCGTCGTGCCAGATCTGCCAAAACTCCCTTTTGATGATGGCTCCCTCTTCCGAGGTGGGGTTTTGTTGGTACTGGGCCTCCCATTTTCCGATGGGAATTTCTGCCCGGATGGCTTCCAACTCCTCCCTTTTCCAAAATTGGGGCCAGAGTGCGTTGCCGGAGGGCAAAATGGCGGGAAATTCAATGACTTCCCAGTCATCGGTGCCGTCTTTTGACGAATTCTTGAGGATCTGCCCTGTCAGGTCTCTTTTGGCCCACCGGGTCATCACAATAATGATGGCCCCGCCGGGCTGAAGACGCTGTCTCGGGCCGGATGTGTACCATTCATACACCCCGTCATAGACCTGAGGGTTGTTCTGCTTGGCTTCCTGCTCCGAATGGGGGTCGTCAATAATCAGAATATCTGCCCCCTTACCCGTCACAGCGCCTCCGACACCGATGGCGAAGTAATCCCCGCCCTGTTTGGTGTTCCACCGGCCGGCCGCCTTTGAATCCGAGGACAGTTCTGTCTGAAAGATGTCAGACTGAACCAGATTCCTGACCTTTCTGCCGAATCCAACCGCAAGTTCTGCGGTGTGGGCTGTCTGAATGATCTTCTTTTGGGGAAACTTCCCCAGAAACCAAGCCGGCAGGAGGTAGGAAGCAAACTCCGACTTGGTGTGCCGGGGAGGCATATTAATAATCAACCTCTTCAAAGACCCGGAAGCAACCCTCTCAAAGGCATCTGCCATGATCTTGTGATGCCGGCCAGAAATAAACACAGGCCACATCTGCTGCACAAAGAACAGAAAAGACTCCTGACACCTCTGAACCCGGTCAAACTCAAGCAACTGCTTGATCTTTACCCGCTCCCTCTCCGGCACCTTGTCCACGACGGCAAGATACCCGGCAACCTCCTGTTGAGACAGCAAACTCACAGAGAAGCAACCTCCCGGACAGACCTGTCAACAACCTTCACACCATAAAACTTATTGGGCCTCCTCTGAAGGTGCCCCTCCTCCTCAAGCCTTTTCACAATCCTGTGCATATTGGCTCTGGACTTCAACCCCAAAGCCTCCGCCATCACCCCATAAGAAGGAGAAACCCCGTGCAACTTGATATAGGCCCTGATAAACCTCAGAACCTTCTCCCACTGCCCGGTCATCCTCTGCTTACGCCTCATTTTCCTTCCTCATCTCATACAGGGCTTCCTGTATCTCCCATATCCATTTCACCGCCTCTTTGGACTTCTCCTGAGCCTTTACCCAGTTCTTGTCCAACACCGCGTCATGCAACTCCTTTAAACACCTCTCCGCCTTCATCGTCGGAAACGCATAATCCTTCAACATCACATCCCCCTCATAATCCCAAGTTTAAACGCAAACATTTGTTTGTGTAAATACTTTTCTCAAAAAAATATACCCCCCGGGGGGGTCTGCATTTTGGAAAGGTGCGGGGGGTGTTCTAAAAAGAGGGGGTGGTATGAGTGGATTTGAGCGTATACGGGCG